CCGACTGGCGCGACAACTTCCTTTGGTTCTTTAGATTATACTCCGCCGCGTCCTTTTAAAGCGGGCGGTTCTGCCAGTTCTGGCGTGAAAACCATTTATTACGCGCTTGTCGCAGGTTCATCTTTTACACCTGCTACAACTTCGGACATTCATGTTCGCGTTGGAACAGCGTTAAATTAAAACCATGAAAAAATTTTTAAGTTTTTTAGTTTTATTTGTATTACTGATTTCATCTTCGGCTTTTGCGCTATCGCCTAGCGCAAGATTGATCTTGTTTAGCGGCGACGGACGCCTTTCAGGTGCGTCCGTCGATTTTAATTTTACGCAATCTCAATATTATGGATGCAATTTAAATTGTATATCATTATCGCGAGCATCACCCGGTTACGCTCAAACATTAGCTGGTACGTGGCAATCCTTCGGCAGCAACGTCCTGCGGATCACGGATCAAGGGCTGCTAATCGAGGAAGCGCGCACCAACAAATGCACGAACTTCAACGCCAATCCGACGGATACGACGAATATAACGCTTTCAGGTGACGCAGCAGCGACCCTGACTGTGGTTGATGACACGGCGGCGCTGGCAGCGGCCGGGCTTCAAAATATCGCGACGAGCGGGAAGGTCTTTAAGCTCGATAATAGTGGCGGAAGCGGCTCTGCTGACGCGATCATAGGAGGCGCAACAGGAAACACAAACGCTCACAGCGTATCGGCTTTCGCCCGCGTTACAGCCGGGAATGCTTTTATCAGATTCAACGGCAGCAACGTCGTTACTTATAGTACCTCTTCTTATGCGCGAGGAAGCGCGACAAATATAGTGCCGTTGAGCACTGCGACAGTTACGATACGAGCCAATGCAGGCTCCGTCGTCTACTTCATCCTCAACCAGCTTGAAGAGGGCCCCTTCGTCACGTCTCCCATTGTGACGGCCGGGGCGAGCGCAACGCGGGCGGCGGATATTCCGCAACTGACCGGGGCCGCGCTGACGGCGGCGCTGAATGCAAAGGCGGCGTTCTTTCAGACGAATTTGGTCGCGGCTGTTGGCGCAAGTCCAACTAACTTTCCGCGAATGGTGGCCTACGGCGGCGGCCAGGATATGTTTTTCACAAGCACAACTGCTGTTGATCTTGCTGGCCTAGCTATCGGCACGCTCGGCTCAGGAAATAGCGCTGGCCTAGTAAAATCCGCATTTGGGTTTGATGCGTCCGGCCTAACCGCAAGGGCGAATGGCGGAACGATAGGCACAAGTGCGACCGCATGGACCGGGACTTCACCGGCCTACATCGGTAACCGCTCCGCAGGTGACCGCGCCCTCAACGGCTACATGCAGCGTTTCGCCTTAAGTCCGAACAAAGGTCAATTTGATAATAAAACACAATGATCTATATAAAACTTTGGCTGTTATTTAATATGTTTTTATTAGCTTTATTCTTGACGAATTTTAATTAAGATGGAAATTAAGTTTCCTGAAAAGCTGCATTTTCTGTTAACCGAAGCGGCTACCTACAAAGTTTTGTATGGTGGTCGCGGTGCCGGTAAAACTGAAAATATAGCAAGGGCATTGATTATCCTCACTCGATCCAAACGATTGAGGGTTGCTTGTTTTCGTGAATTGCAAAAGTCGATTGAAGAAAGCGTTTACGAAACAATTAAGAATGCTATTTTCGATATGGGGCTTGAAGATGAATTTGAAATTCAAGCCAAAACGATAATCCATAAGAAAACCGGTTCGGAATTTCTTTTCCTTGGATTACGTTACAATATCAATTCTATCAAATCTTTGGCTCGTATTGACATTGGTTGGGTTGAGGAAGCCAACAACGTTTCCAAAGTATCTTGGGATAAATTAGAACCGACAATTCGCGGACGGCATGAGGATGACCCGAACGGCATGGGTGGTCCTTTCGGCAAAGGACCGGAGATTTGGGTTAGCTTTAATCCTGAATTGGATACGGATGAAACCTATGATCGCTTTATTGTTTGCCGCGATGCTTACGCGCCAGATTTTATAATTGATCGCAAGAGCGGCAAGCCAATTCGATATGCGTTTGTCGTCAAAGTCAATTGGTCGGACAACCCTTGGTTTCCCGAAGATTTGTACCGAAAAATGATCTTGCTGAAAGAAAAAAAGCCAGATGAATGGTTGCATGTTTGGGAAGGTAATACGAAGCAAACATTGGACGGCGCGATTTACGCCGATGAAGTTAAAAAGGTGCTGCTTGAAGGACGGCGCGGGAAAGTGCCTTACGATCCTTCGCGCCCGGTACATACATTTTGGGACTTGGGACACGATGACCACACTTCGATTTGGTTCGTGCAGCAAGTCGGTGTCGAGTATAATTTAATTCGTTATTTTCAGGATCGGTTGAAGAAAATTGGTTATTACTTAGAACATTTGCAGGAATGCAAATATGTTTACGGCAATCATTATTTGCCCCATGACGCCGATAACGAAACTCTGGCAAGCCGTAGCATTAAGAAAATCGTTAATGACGCTTACCCCGGAAAAGCGAAAATCGTACCTCGCATATCGAGAAAAGTGCTTGGCATTCGTGCGGCTCGGCAAATCTTCGATTTGTGCAATTTTGATGAAGCGAATACGGCTGACGGTTGGCAATGTCTTTGCCGCTATCAATATGAAATAAATGAAAACGGCTCATTCAGCCAAAATCCTGCCCATAATGAATATTCGCACGGTGCGGACGCATTTCAAACATTTGCATTATCATTGAAGTCTGAAACAGCTACCAAAAAGCATAAAGACCCTGAAAAAGAATTGACTGTTGTTCCTATTCGTCCTGCTTCAAATAGCTGGATGGCTTTTTAACATTTTATTTAAAGTAACAAGTCATGGCAAAAGAAACAGACGACGAAATTCTAAAAGAAGCGAAAGAGCGTTTTCGTATTTGCGAAGAATGGGAAGCGGTAGCCCGCACGCGATACGATTACGATATTAAATTTGCTAATGGCGATAGTCTCAATCTTTACCAATGGGATAGTGCCATCTTGTTGCAACGTCGAAATGCGTTGCAACCGTGTTTGACGATCAATAAGACACAACAGCACAACTTGATGATTATAAATGACGCCAAGCAGAACAAGCCGGGCGTTACGGTGCGTCCGGTTGGCGATCAAGCAACATTTGAAGCGGCGCAAATCTTTCAAGAGCTAGTGCGCCATATCGAGTACATATCGAACGCCGAAAGCGTTTACGATCATGCAACAGTGACACAGGTTGAAGGCGGCATTGGCTATTGGCGCGTAACGACCGAATTTATTAGTTCAAAATCATTCGATCAAGAAATAAAAATCAAGCGCATTAAAGACCCGCGTTCGGTGTATCTCGATCCTGATATAACGGAAGCGGACGGTTCGGATGCGCGTTATGGATTTGTGTTCGAGGATATTCCGCGCGATTTGTTTAACGAGCAATATCCGAAATTCAAAAATGAAGTCGGTTGGACTTCCACATTCGGAACACAGCCGGATAGCTGGAACAACAAACAAACTGTGCGCGTAGCTGAATACTACCGCAAGACACAAAAAGAAGATACGTTTGTTTACTTTAAAATACCCGATGACATGGAAGGTGCAGGAACAGAAATCGAAGATTATTACACCAAGCTTGCGCCCGAATTGAAAGAGCTTTTCAATGCGATCAAAAAGCGCGAAGCTAATATGCCTGAAGATATGCAGACATATCGTGAGCGTGAAGTTCTGACGGATGATATTGTTTGGTACAAGATCGCTGGCGACAAGGTTATTAAAAAGACGAAATGGCTTGGCAAGTATATTCCGATTGTACGAGTTGTGGGCATTGAAACGATTATTGACGGCGAGTTAGACCGCAAGGGGCATACGCGCGCCCTTATCAACCCTCAACAAATTTATAATTACAATAGTTCGGCTAACGTCGAATACGGCGCATTGCAAACCAAAGCACCTTGGCTTGCGCCTGCCGCTGCAATTGAAAACTTTGAAGAATATTACCGCACGGCAAACCGCGTCAATCATAGCTATCTGCCGTACAATCACGTTGACGAAGATGGAAACTCAATTCCAGCGCCAACACGTCCCGCCGCGCCGCAAGCTTCACCTGCTTACGTTGAGCAATTAAAGATTGCGCAAGACGAAATGATGATGGTGAGCGGCCAATATCAAGCGCAAATGGGCGAGAACGAAAATGCTAAAAGCGGTGTCGCAATTAATGCTCGCCAGCGTCAAGGTGATCGCGCTACGTATCATTTTGTCGATAACCAAGCTATCGCTATTCGTTTCACTGGTAAGATACTCATTGACCTTATCCCAAAGGTCTATGACACAAAGCGAGTGATCCGCATTGCGGCGCGCGACGGAACGATAATGAATGTGACGGTCGATACTAATGCGCCGCAACCATATCAAAAAGTTGGAAGTGGTGATACGACCGACAAGAATAGCGACGTTGTTGATATTATCTTTAATCCGGCTGTCGGCCTGTACGATGTTATCGCGGATACGGGACCGAACTTTGCAACCCGCCGCATGGAAGCGTTCAACGCGCTGACACAGATCGCGGCAAATAATCCAGAGTTCATGCACATTGCCGGTGACATTCTATGGAAGGTTGCAGATTTCCCCGAAGCGCAGATTTTGGCGGAACGTTGGCGCAAGATCATTCCACCGAATATCACAGGCGATAGCAAGATTGATCCGCAAACCGAACAATTAATGCACCAAGCATCCGACAAGATACAAGAGTTACAAGGGCAGTTGGCCGGGCTGATTAAGCAGGTTAAGGACAAAGAACAAGAGATAGAGATTAAGGCAATTGAAGCCGATACAAAACGCCGCGTAGCCATCGCGGAACAAGCCCGCTTGGATTACCAAGAGGAAACCAAGCGAT